ATGCAAATTTAGATTTGCAAGGCACAACAAAAAGCTATGTTTTGCAAGTTGTTGATTCTAATAATAAATTTAGGATTTTTGATAATACTGCAAATGTCGAAAGGTTTTCTATTGCAACGGGTGGTGCGGCTAATTTTAGTTCAAGCATTACGGCAGGCGATGACATTATAAGCACAAATGGGACTATAAGTACAATATTAGCTTACTCAACAACATTTGGTGGGGTTATTGGAACTATTAGCAACCATAACGCTAATATCTATACAAACGGAACTCCTAAATTAACTATAACACCTGCTGGTTTAACGGGTATTGGAAAAACTAACCCTTCAGAAATGTTAGAAGTTCAAAACGCTGCTGCGGGTGCTAAAATAAAAGTAAGTAATTCGGGCGGTGGATTTGCAACTTTAGAATGTTCATCAAATGCTACATCAGTTGCTCAATTAAGTTTTACAAATCAATTAACTTTAAGCGGTGGTAATGTATTTTTAAGTAATGGTTTAACTGCATCAGGCGAAATAAGTGCGGTTACTCGTTTTAGAATAAATCCAACAACACAAACAAACCAAATTATAGGGGATGGTACTGCTGCAAATTTAGGGGGTGCAAATAATTTATTATTAAGAAACGATAGTGGGTCTATATTTTTTGCAAGTGGGGGAGCTAATGTTCAAATGCTTTTAAATACAAGCGGTCAATTAGGAATAGGAACTACAACTCCTTCAGCTAAATTAGATGTAAGAACGGGAGTAGCAGGGACATTAGTTAATTTTACAGATGGAGTTGCACAAACTTTTCAAGTAAATACAACAAGCACTGGAATTGAAATTGCAAATCCAAATGCGGGTTACATATCTTTTTCAAATAGTACCGAAAGAATGCGTATTAAATCAAGTGGTGTAATAAATATTTCTAATATACCAACTTCGGCAGCAGGATTATCAGCAGGAGATATTTATAGTAATTTAGGTATTTTAACTATTGTTTAATTTTATATCTTTGAATTATGAACAATGAGGAAATATATGGCATTGTTAGTCAAGGACTAAACATTGCAAATCAAAAAGGATGTTTTGTGTTAGATGAGTCGGCAACGATTCAACAAGCATTATTACAACTAAAATCAATTTTAATTCCAACCGAAAAAATTGAGGTTGAAAAGGTAAAGTAATTTAACGGCGGTCGGAAACGGCCGCCATTTAAACAAAGGAAATGGCAGACGAAAAGTCAATAATTTATAATGTCGATATTCAATTCGGCGAACTCCAGAAAAATCAAGAAGAGATTAAAAAAAGAATTTCTGACTTGCGAGAGGAGCAATCAAAATTAGATGTTTCAACTAAAGAAAACCAAAAGGCTTTCAGGGATAATAACGCCCAGTTAAAAGCATTAGAGGGTCAATACAAGTTGAACGAGAAGTCTATTGGCGAACTATCGAATGCCGAGAAAGCAAACACAGACACAACTAATTTTAATAACAACTCAATCAAACAAAATCGTGAGTTGCTAAAGGAATTGAATGCTGAATATATACGACTTGCCAATCCAACAAAAGAACAGACGGCCAGATTAAAGAGTTTAACCGATACTTTAAAGGCTCAGGAATCAGCAATCGGAGACAACCGCAGAAATGTAGGTAACTATGCCGAATCATTCAAAGGATTAATCGGTCAATTCCCTGCATTAGAGAAAGGATTAACTGGAGTTGGAAATGGATTTAAAGCATTAAGCGCAGGCAATCCATTTAGCTTAATTTTAATGGCAGTAACGCCATTGATTCAGTCATTCATGAAATTAGAACCAGTAACAAATGCAATTAATGGAGTTTTTGAGGGGTTAAGTGCGACAATCACAACCATTTCGTCATCGGTTAAAAACTTTTTTGATTTGGTAAGTTCTGGCGGGGGATTATTTGATTCCTTTTCAAACGCATTCAGTGGATTAGGCTCGAGAATTGGAGAGGCAGCCGCAGAGGGGTACAATTTAGTGCAAGCATTGGACGACTTAGAAGACGCAGAGCGTGCAAACCAAGCGTCAATTGCACAAACAAATAGGGATGTGGCTATCTTAATTGCTCAGTCTAAAGACAGAACTAAAACAGAAAAAGACAGAATTGCTTTATTGCAGGAGGCGAACAGATTAGAGGAGGCACAATTAAAAAAGGACGAGGAATTAGCGAACAGAAGAGTTGCCGTTGCAGCAAAAGCATTATCAAACGCAATTAAAACTGGACAAGACCGAGACACCGCAGAGCAGAGATTAGCAGATGCGCAACAAAAGCGTTTTGAAATACAACAAGCGGCGGGAACGCAGACAGAAAAAAATCAAGGCCGTATAAATGGATTGATTGAAGCTGAGGCAACATTAAAAGAAAAGCAAAAAGAGAAAGAAAAAAAGAATTTAGAAGATAGGGCAAAGGAATTAGAAAAATTTACTGCCAAAGTTAGGGCGCAATTATCTGAAGAGCAGAAATTGAGGGTTGACGCATTCAATAACGAAAAAGTAATAAACGATTTAAACCGAGCGCAATTTGAGGCCAATTTAAAAGAAGAGTTTGCAAATGGATTAAAAACCAGAAAGCAATATGATGACGCTTTAAAGCAATCGCAGATAGATAGAAACAATGAGGAAATTGCTCGACTTGAGAGATACAATGCAATTACTGGTGCTTATGATGACCAGATTACTGCGTTAAAGATTGCCAATCAAAACCTTGTTACTGACAATAAGATTGCAAACGATGAGGAGCAAAAACAATTAGACGAGCAGAAATTGCAATATGAATTAGAACTTGCACAAGTTGAGGCAACTAATTTAGAGGATAAAAATGCAGCCGAAATTGCTATATTACAAAATCAAAATGCTATAATATTAGCAGATACAAAGAAAACAGAAGAGCAAAAGAAAGTTGAGATTGCAAAAAACAATGCTGCAATTGTTAAGATTGAAGAGGAAACGGCAAAAGCCAGAATTGAGGCGTTGACATCGGTTGGCCAATCGTTCATGGCATTATCTAAAATATTAGGAGAGAACACAAAAGAGGGAAAAGCATTGGCAATCGCTGCGACAATTATAAGCACATTGACATCTGCGCAAAATATTTATGAGTCAACATCTAAAATCCCTTTTGTCGGCTCAATTTTAGCGCCTATAAATGCGGGAATTGCTTTGTTGCAAGGTTACCAAAGGGTGCGAGAGATTAGAGCCGTAGAAGTGCCACAATTCGCTGAGGGCGGATATGTTGACGGCTTTGCAAATGGCGGTTTATCTGGAACTCGAATTGGCTCTGGAATGGGAATGCCTATTCGCAGAAAAAATGGCGATAATTTATTAGCAACAATCAAAACTGGAGAGGTTATTTTAAACCAAAGACAACAAGCGGCTTTAGGTGGCTCAAATACATTTAAGCGCATTGGAGTGCCTGGATTTGCTAACGGCGGGATGGTAACTCCAGACGCTGCGATTGATAGCAGTATAAATATTGCAGAGGCATTGAAAGGCTTACAATTAGTAGTAAGCGCAACCGAAATAACAGAAGTTCAAAACAGACTTAGAGTCATAGAAACAAGCACATCATTATAATGGCAAAGGCAAAAGCAACGGCACAAAAAATCAAAGTAAATTTCGGGAAACGAAAGACTGGCAGAGCAGCGAAAGCAAAAAATAAACAAGTTAAAAAATATAGAGGACAAGGTAAATGAACATTGAAAAGGAATTTTACACCAGAATCGACACAACGTTCGGGGATTGCAACAATGTTGCCTATCATTTAGCTGAGAAATGTGCGCTAACAACTGGCGACATGGAGCGATATTTAATCCGTTGCGAATATGAAGAGCAAGTGATTAAAAATAAAAAAAGCAAAATGATTATTTATGCTGACTTAGCAGAGAAATATTGCAAGTCAATTCATTCAGTCATCTATATTGTAAAGAAAATATAATTGTAAAAAGTTTACAAAAAGCATATTTCTATTTCCGCTAACTTTGTTAACATGGAAATTTACAATTTGCTAATAAATAAAGACATTGGAACTGACAAAGGTGAATTGTCGGCTGACTATGTCAGAGCAGAAATTGCAAAGGCTCAAAATCAGGGGTCAAAAGAAATTCGATTGATTATTAACTCACGTGGCGGCAGCGTTTACGAGGGTTTTTCTATTTACAATGACTTGCAGGACGCAGGTCTAAAAATCACCGCTTACATTCATGGGTTTTGTGGCTCAATTGCTACATTAATTGCATCTGCGGCATCTTATGTGGAAATGTCTGAGACTGCTCAATATATGATTCACAATGCAAGTGGCGGAGCGCAAGGAACTGCAAACGAAATTAAGTCAACGGCTGAGGCTTTGTCTCAAATTGACACAATCCTTGCTCAGAATTACGCTAAAAAAACAAACAAATCAATTGAGGACATCATGGCAATGATGGACAAAACAACTTACATGACGCCATCACAAGCCAAAGAAATGGGATTTGTTGACGCAGTAAGGATGCCAATTGCAGCTTACGGAAAATTTAACGACAAAATAAAAATGGATAACAATTTCAAAAACAAAATTGCCTCTGCTTTCAAGGCTATTGAAGAGGCATTAACTGGCGCAGAGCCAACAAATTTCGTTGAGCCATTGGCAGACGGAATGACAATTCTTTATGGAGAGGGCGAATTAGAAGTGGGTAAACCAGTTTACATTAACGCAGAAATGACCGAAACCGCTCCAGAGGGCGAGCATGCTTTAGCAGCAGGAAAAATCATTATCGTTGACGCAGCAGGCGTAATCGTTGAAATTCGTGAAATCGAAGTAGAGGTTGTTTCTGAAGCGACTAACAAAGTTGAGGAATTAACTGCACAAGTTGAGTCATTAACTGCGGAAATCACTGCATTAAAAGAAGAGAAAGTAACTATTGAAACTGCAAGCGCAGCATTCAAAGCGAAAATGGACAAAGAGTTCAAAGCATTAAAGTCATTAGTTGAAACGGCTGAGACTAAAGTAGTAAACGCAGCAGCAGCAAAGGCAGAAGTTAAAACGTCTCCATTTGACTTAGTAGCAGCAAATTTAAAAAAGCAATATTAATTTAAACAAAAAATAAAACAACAAGAAAATGGCAGATGTATTAGACATTAACGTTAGTTGGGCAGGGCAACAAGCTAACGAGGTTTTAATTAAACCAACGTTTTTAACTCCAGAGTTACAAAACGAATTCAGAATCATTTTGGACATTAAGTCTAAAAGACAATTAGCATTAGACACAATTCTTTCTGGCGTAGTTCGTCCGTCTGTTGGTTGCGGTCGTGATAATGCAGGCGATGTTGTTGACATCACTGAGAAATTTATTGAAGTATGTGATTTGAAAGTAAACTTAGACCAATGTGCTAAGAACTTGAAAAACACTTTCATGGAAGAGTATTTGAGAACTGGAAACGAGGCTCAAAACTTGGAGGGAACTATCGTTGAGAACTACATTATCGAGAAAGTAACAAACGCAGTGCGTTTAGACGTTTACGATATTGCTTGGTTTGGTGATGAGAACTCAACAAATGACACTTTAGCTTCATGTACTGGTATCTGGACTCGCTTAATCGCAGGTGCAAATGCTTACGATGTTGAAAAAGTAACGATTGCAAGCACATTAGCTGACTGCACTGCATTAGACACATTGCGTTCTATGTACGAAGCAGCACCAGACATTTTAGACCAAATGCCAGAGGGCGATAAATATTTCGCTTTAACCAGAGAACTTTATGACAATTATTTGACTTGTCGTGAGGATGCTTGTTGTGGTGATAAGTCATGGGATATGGTTGAGGCAGGTGCGAGAATGTTAATGTTTAGAGGCATTCCAGTTTACAAGAAATCACGTTGGTCTCAAATTATCAATGCTAACAATATGAACCACAAACACAGAGCGGTTTATACTTACAAAGAGAACTTGGTAATTGGTACAGATGCGATTTCTGACACAAATACATTAGATTTCTTTTATGATAAGAGAGACAAAATGAATTACATCGATGCTGAGTTCAAAATGGGAACTCAATACATCTATGGTGATTTATCTGTAATCGCTTTATCATAATTATTTAACTTAAAAAAAAGGAGACAACAATATGCCATGTGGAATAGTTAGTGGATTAGCCTGCGCAACTTGCGAAGATTTGCAATCAGTAGGTGGAATAAAAGCCAAAAACATTTATGTGGGTTCACTATCGGATTTAACCGATAGTGGATTTACCACAGATTCTGAGGGCGTTGTTACTGCAATAGGTTTACAACCATACAACTATCTTTACAAGTTCTGCGCAAAAACAAAAAGTGCAGGTGCTTCTCAAGAATTGGTTACTGGCGAAAACAATATCAAATCGTTTACACAAACGATTACTGGTAAATTTCAGCAACAAACTCAGGATGCCAAAAATGTTTGGGATAATTTAAAATTAATTGACGATTTATTCGTTGTAGTAGAAAAGACAAATGGTACTTTTGAATTGTACGGAAAATCTGCGGGATTAGAAATCACTGCGCTTACAAAAGCGACTGGAGTTTTGATTGGCGATGACAATGCGTTCAATATCACTTTATCGCAACCAATGGGTGGCGAGCCAGAATTAGCACCAGATTTCTTTGTAACAAGCTACCAAGCGACAAAATCTTACTTAGAAAGCAAAATTGCTTAATTAATTTTAGTAAAATGTTTGGAGAGGCGATATGTTTGACATGTCGCCTCTCTTTTTTTTGTGAAATATTACTATATTTGCCTTATGACAATTCCAGAACTTAAAATATATGTTGACTCGCAAGGCGGGCAAGCTATGCACAGAAAGGATACAACGTGGAATCTAATATTTGACATGTACAAAAGAGCAACTGGCAATAGGTTGTCAACTGGTTGCGGGTCGTGTTATAAAAGAGCATACAGATGGCTACAAAATCAATAATTTATCAAATCTTTTTTGACGAAAAGACAAAAAAATATATTACTCCAAATGCGATTGGATATGACAATTCAATTTACGAGGGTAAAGAGTTGCAACCTGCGTTTGAAAACCACATCATTCGTGAGTTAATAGAGCAGGGAAAGCATAAAGAGGCTGAATACTTTGGCGTTTTTTCGTGGCAATTTGAATCTAAAAACTCCTATTGGCTAAAAAACTTAGAGGCGGATGTCAAAGACGCTGACATATACACATTTTATCGCTTGCACACGCAGCCAAATGTCTGGAGAGTTGCTGAGAACTGGCATTCTGGAATTATTAAAACGGCTCAACATATCTTTGACCAATTTAATGGCTTAAAAATAGACCGATTGCAGACGCCGACCATTTATCAGAATGCTCACGTTACACGTTCAGAGATTTACGAGGAATACGTTACAACGTGGCTAATTCCATTAATGGATATAATGGCAAATGGTGAAAATATATGGTTGCAAGAACATTTATACACTGACACCAAATACAAATCTGGTCGTTTCTCTAAAGAGCGTATCAAAGCAATCACTGGGGTTGAGTTTTATCCGATGCACACATTCATTTGTGAGCGTTTTTTCTCGACTTTTTGTGCAACTAAAAATTATAAAATAAAACATTTATGCTAAAGGTTAAATTAACGAGCAACTATGCCACATCTGAAACATTGGCAAGCGAGGTCATGAGACAATTTGCTCCAAAAAATGCGGTTAAAAACTTTGAATTTACGTCTGGGAATGATTATGATTTATTATTTATATTTAATAACACGACAGAAAAGATAAAAGACCCTGCAAAAACATTTGCGTTTGCACAAGAACCAAGTTGGTCGGATAATTATAAAGATTGGACTGGTCAAGTTGCTGAGTTTATTGCACCAGTTAATAACCAATTGCCAATGATGTTTAATTGGAGTGGCTTAGATTACGAAGAGGCAATAAATTTAAAAGCTGAAAAGACTAAAAAATGCAGTTTTATAGTTGCTAAACAAGAACCGAGAGAGGGGACGTTATATGGATTCAGGAATGAATTGGTTGAAAAGATATTAGCATCGGATTTGGACATTGATATTTACGGCAAAGGTTGGGACATTAAGGATGCCAGATACAAAGGCGAATTAAAAGACAAAAAAGACGGATTGATTGATTATCATACGTCAATTTGCATTGAAAATTCAATTGAGGACTATTATGTAACTGAAAAATTCTGGGATATTGTCATCTGCAATGCGTTTCCGATACCTTATTCGGCCATTGCTGAGAATACAATGCAACGTTTAGAGGCTATTATTTCGCTCGCAAGTTATGGCGATTCGCAAAAACTTGTAGAAGAGCAAAAAGAATATTATTTTAGCGACTTAAATATTTATAATTACATTCAAAGCAAATGCCAATCTGCATAACTTTCGGGACAAAAGAATATCAGCAAGCAATCGATAAACTCCATAAATCAATGAGCAGGTTTATGTACACAAAAACGTTTAACGAGAAGAGTGTTGAAATGCTTTTTGATGCTTACCCCGAGCATCTATATTCGTCTCGAGGTTATGGTTGGTGGCTTTGGAAACCATATTTGATTGACTACATTTTGAGCATCATTGACGAGGGCGAATATGTGATGTATCTGGACTCAACAATTGAATGCCTAAAGAATCCAAAAGATTTAATAAAAGAGGGCGAAAATATAAAGCTATTTCATAACGGACAAAGGCATATTGATTGGTGCAAATCTGAGACATATTATGACATGGGCGTTGTTTGCATGCCAGACCAAATGCAAGCGAATGCAGCAATCCAAATTTATAGAAATACACCAGAGACCAGAGCATTTGTGCAGGAATATTTTAACTTATGCTCGCAATTAATGTTAGTCAATGATGAGTTCAATCCAGATTATCAATTGAGCGGTTTTAAAGGCCATAGACACGACCAATCTATTTTAACTAACTTAGCGGTCAAATACAATATTAAATTGAATACATCGCCTTGCCAATGGGGTATGGGCGCAAATGCTTACTTTAACCATCACCGAACAATATGAACATTTACAAAATAATTTTAGCGTTTATCGTGTTGCTTTCTTATAATCGTATTTATAAAAAAGACTGGAAATTCTTTAAAGAATATGGCGGCTCTCGCATTTATTATACTAAAACAATTATCACAATTTTAATTCAGTTGGGTATTTTTTTTATAATCTTTAAGGCATGAAAATTAAAGGCACATTAAAAAAAGACGACAAAGGCCTTTACATGGAAGTTGTTAAAAAAATGTATTTGAATAACTACATTATGAGCGTTGAGCAGGCAGAAAAATTAAATAAAATAATAGGTAAAAAAATCACTTTAGAATATGAAAACGTTAGTCCAGTTAGCACTAAAAAATAAGGCGCAACAAAAGCCATTAGAGTTTGAAGAGTTATTGCATGCGCTAAACTCAATGAAAAGTAAAAAGATTGCAGTTGAAATTGGCAGTTATGACGGCGGATGCTTGCATGCTTACAAAGGATTGTTTGACAAAGTGATTTCAATTGATATTGCTCAACGTTCAAACATTGATGGCGTTGACTATTTAATCGGAGACTCTAAAGACTTAAAGTCTGAATTAATCAAAGCACTTGGCAATAGCAATGCAAAGATTGATTTTCTTATGATTGATGGCGACCATACTTATGAGGGAGTTAAGGCAGATTTCGAAATTTATTCTAAATTTGTGCGCAAAGGCGGAGTGATTGCATTCCATGATATATTAGACACACCAATTCACAGAGAATTATTCTGCCGAGTAGATAAGTTCTGGAATGAAATTAAAGACGGCAAAGAACATGACGAATTTATTGAGGGTTCTGACTGGGGTGGCATTGGAATTTTATGGATATAATTATAACTTGCAAAGATAGATTGCCACACTTAAAAAAGTGCATTGCAACTATTCAAGATAAATCAAAGATATTCGTTGTTTGTTACGGCGATGAAATGGCATTTAGATATTGCCAACAGAATGGAATCCGCTCGAGCCTGACGGCCGCAAAAGACTTTCATTTATCAAAGGCCAGAAACTTGGGGGTTGCTGAAACTAACGAGGAATGGATTTTCTTTTGCGATGCGGACACCTTAATTGACCCGACATTTTTTGATAGCTTAGATTTAAAAGATGGTAATTATTACACTGGAGAGCCAGATTGCTCAGGAAATTGCATCGTTAAGCGCTCAGAATTTATGGGTTATGATGAGAACATCAAAGGATATGGCGGAGAGGACACCGATTTATATATTTCTTTGACCAGAAATGGTATAAAAAAGAATTTTATTGGATTAATGAGATACATCCCGCATTCGGATTTTGACCGCACTAAGAATTATGGCAATAATAAGAAGTGGGAGCAGCAACGCAAAAACATTATTTATTTAATGTCAAAACATCCGCATGAATTTATATTCCCGCAATACGTTCCAAACGAAATGAAAACACTTTTTGTATGATATACAACGCTTTTATAATTAGTTTACTATGTTTTGGCTTTTATAGGTCAACCAGACATGGTAATATTTTATATTTTATCCAAAGATTTGCAGATAAATTGCCAAAGATATTTGGAAAGCCGATTTGTTTATGTTTAACCTGCATGTCTTCATTGCACACATTGTTCTGGCATCCATTTTTATTTGGGTTGAATGCTGACATTATACCGACCATTTTAATTGTGGCCTCATTTAATTACTTTATTGATTTAATCGTTTCAAATTATGAATAAACTTGCAGGCATTTGGAATGTTTGGGATGGCGATGAGCATTTGCGCCGTTCAATTGAACAAATTAAACCACATTTGGACGTTGTTATTGTTGTTTACCAAAACGTAAGCAACTCTGGCGAATTATATGAGCCAACTTTGCCACACGAATTGATTGATTTTACAAATTTTTACATTCCTGCGCTTGAGCAAACCGCTCAGTGGAATGAAACCATCAAACGAAATATAGGTTTGCAAACTGCAAAGAGCGTTGGTTGCACCCATTTCATTCAAATGGATTGCGACGAAATGTATTTTAGCGAGGATTTTGAGCGTGCAAAGGAGCAAGTTTATATTGCGGAACTGGATGCAAGCTATTGCAGGCTAAAAACCTATTATAAATATCCAACAAAACAATTATCGCCAGACGAGGACTATTTCGTTCCGTTTATTCATAAGATTTACCCAGAAACAAAGATGTGTTTTGATAAAAAATATCCTGCGTTTGCTGACCCAACAAGGCGGACAAATACTTACGCCAAACATAAGCAAATTGAGTGGCTTAGGATGCACCATTATTCGTTTGTGCGCAAAAATATTGAACGCAAGCTGAGAAATTCGTCATCGTCAAGCGCATTCGATGGGCAATATGAAATCTGGAATCGATTTGATGACACTGGCGAAATGATACATTTTAAAAATTATAAGACAATTGATGTCCCAAACCATTTCGATTTGTAAAAATATTGCAAATAGATATTTAAAAATAAAAGTAAATTTGTAAAAATGGAACTAACTCAAATATCAGACAATTATTTCATGTTTACGGCTAAAGCGCCTGCGGATTTATCTGTTTTTAATCAAACGGATGACACTGCAAACAAAATTGTGCGCTATGGCAAGGACAATAATTTTCCTCAAGAACTAATTAAGGCGGTGCAGTCGTCTCCAATTGCAAACGCATGCGTTGAAACACATGCAAAATTTTTGTATGGGGATGGTTTATATTTTGAAACTCCGACTGGAGAGGAAACAGATTTCTCGAGAAAATTAAGCGAGGTTTTTAACGAGTCAATGTTCCAAAGAATATGTTATGACATGGCATATTTTGAAAGTTTGGGATTGATTATGAAATGGGATTTGAATGGCTTTTTAAAAAGCGTTAAATCGCAGGATTTTTCAACCATTCGTTTAGGTATTCCAAACAAAGATTTTGAAATCACATTTGCTAAGTTGTCAAGTAACTGGCAACAAGAAACAAAAGACAGAAGATACAAAGCCGTTCCGATTGATTTATATAATGACATCGAAACAAAAGCTAAAATTTCAAACTATAATACCAATTCATTATACGAAGACTTTAGCAAATGGAATGGAACTTTGAAATATATTCGCAGATATAAGCCTGGCCAAGTGTATTATTCACAACCGAAATATGCGTCTGCATTAAAATGGATTTATGCCGATGGGCAAATTCAGAATTTCCATGCTAATAATATTGACAACTCTTTTGCACCTGCATTTATCGTTTACGTTCCGTACAAATTAACTGGCGAGGATGAAAACGGCAAGGACATGAAAGAGTCATTGAGAGAATATATTGCAGACAGATTAACTGGCGCAGATAATGGCGGTAAATTTGCGATTTTGGATGGCTCATCAAAAGAGGGTTCAATCCAGATTATTCCATTTAGCCAGAGTACGTCTCACGAAATGTATATCACACTTTCAAATTTAATTAGAGACCATATTGCAACGGCGTTTCAAGTGCCATCTATTTTAGCAGGGATTCAGGTTTCTGGAAAATTAGGAACTGCAAAAGAAATTGCAGACTCTTCAATTTATTATCAAAATGCAGTCATTAAACATGACCAAAATTTATTGATGTATGAAATGAATGCACTGGCAAAATTAATGGATGGTTACGATGGCACTATTATAAAGGTGAGCAATTCAATTCCTTTGGCATTTGTTGCAGAAACATTTGCAGGCAGCTTTACAGAAGAGGAAATCAGAGAGGCATTTGGTTACGGCGCTAAAGAAGTTAAATTGAATAATGCGGCAAACAATATCATTGATAATATTAACGCATTGTCTCCATTGGTTGCAAATAAAGTTTTGGAATCTATGTCTGAGGCAGAGATTAGAAGTCTGGCGGGATTGATTGGTGCAAAGCCAACATCTGAGCCAATTGTTACACCAATTAATCCAGTAAAATAATGGCTTGTTGCAGTTGTCAATTCATAACACAAACAGATTTTTATGGCATCGTTCCGCTTTCAAGAAATGTTGAAAGTCAGGACATTGATATTGCCATTAAAAATACACAAATAACATATATCAATCAATTGCTTTGTCAGGATTTATTTGATGAGTTATGCGAGCAAATTGAGGCAAACGATTTGACTCCTGCAAATGAGGAATTAATGTGCTATTTGAAAAAAGTTCACGTTTGCTATGCGTTTGGAGACTTAATGTTTTTCCACCCAGTGCAAGTAACAAAAGAAAGTGTTGTCAGAAAGGTAACGGATGAGTCAGAGTTTATTGATTTTGATACTAACGAAAAACAAGCTAATTATTGGAGACAGATAGGGAAAAACTACGCCAGAGAAATGTTCGAATGGTTAAAACTAAACGAAAATTTGAATCCGCTATATGACCAAGCATCGTGCAATAATTGCGATGAAACTAAAAACTTAGAAAACTGGGGGATTTGTTAATGTTTGATTGCAACGATATAATCGACACAGAATGGTAGTTATTGAGGCAAACATTGACACGAAAGTTATTTTGTTTCTCGAGGAGACTTATAGTTATTATTTGTTTCAATACACGAGAAATAATGGATGTGAGGAATTTATTGATGTTATAACGGCGGTCGAATGTGATTTTTACACATTCATTGTGAATGTAGATTTGCCGAGTGGGTTTTGGAATTTAAAGGTTTATGGACAAGACGATTATTCAAACTTAAATCCTGCAAATGCAACTTTTTTGTTTGAGGATTCAGCAAGGATAATCAATGCAGAAGACGAATGTTTATTATGAGAAACTGGTTGATTAAAAGTTTAGACGTTATTATTATTTATATGGTTACTTATTTTAGCCCAACTTTCTCAGTATTGATGGGCATTAGCTTTTTGGTAATGATTGATTTTATTACTGGGATGGTTGCAGCTTATAAAAGAGGTGAAGCGATTACAAGCCGTAAAATGAGGCCAACAATTACCAAAGGAATGGGTTACATGTTTGCAATTTTAGCAGGTCATGTTTTTCAAAAACATTTTTTGCAGGAAATTGAGGTAATGAAAATCGTATCTGGTCTAATTGCGTTTATTGAGTTAAAGTCTCTGGACGAAAACCTAAAAGATATGACTGGCAAAAGTCTATTCAAGCAATTTTTTAAAGAGGGTAAATAATGAATTTAGATAAACTGAAAGGGCATGTCCCAGATTCGGTTATTGCTCAAATTCCTTTTGTTGTTAATCAATATAAAATCAATACCGCTTTAAGACTATCGCATTTTCTGGCTCAATGTGGCCACGAATCAGCTAATTTCAGAGCAGTCAAAGAAAATCTGAACTATTCGGCTGAGGGATTAACTAAAACATTCAAAAAATATTTTCCAACTTTAGAGGTCGCCAAAGATTATGCAAGGCAACCAGAGAAAATTGCATCAAAAGTTTACGCCAACAGAATGGGTAATGGAAATGAAGCGTCAAAGGATGGGTTTAAATATTTAGGCAGGGGATTTATTCAGCTAACTGGCAAGGCTAATTATATTGAGTTTGATAAAAGCGTTCCAGAGGATATAATAAACAATCCAGAACTGGTTGCAACTAAATATGCTTTGGCATCTGCTGCATGGTTCTGGAATAAAAATGGATTAAATGGAATAGCAGATAAAGGAGCAACGGATGCGGTTATAACGTCAATAACTAAACGAGTAAATGGCGGCACAATTGGCCTTGCAGATAGGATTCAGCATTTCAATGAGTTTTATTCCTTACTTGGTTAATTTGTTATTATTAAAATAATTACTAATTTGCACAAAATTAGACCCTAAGACATGAAATACGAAAAATTTATCGTTGCAAATCTCGATTTATTCGAACAGATTGGCAGAAACAAAACACAATTTTCACAATTATTAAAGGAAAGTTACCCAAAAGAACTTGGCTCAACTAATTTAGAGGGAATTAGAGCAGGAGTCAAAGCATTTTTCAGGGATAATCCATTGCCAAGCATTGAGCAACCAATTGACAAAATCAAAGACATTAGCATTGTCATTCAAGAAGACCGAAAAAACAAGGCTTTAATGGCTCAGCTAAATGACGTTAAAAAGAAAAACGAATATTTGCTTGCTAAACTGGAATCAACTGAGCAGGCTTATGATGACTTATTGGCTATCAAAGAAAAAAGCGACACATTAGAAATCAAATTTGAGAAATCGAGCGGTTCAAAAAACATGGGAACGCCAATTATTTCATTGTCGGATTGGCACATTGAAGAGAACGTGAGACGTGGCCAAGTTAACGGATTTAATGAGTACAATTTAAAGATTGCAGAGAAACGCTCAATGGCCGTATTTCAGAACATGGTCAAATTAATTGATAAAGAAAGCAAAGACGTTCACATTAAAGATGTTGTGGTTTGGTTGGGTGGCGACTTTATATCTGGCTATATCCATGACGAATTGGTCGAGTCAAATAACCTTTCGCCATTGCAGGCAATCCGAATGGCAAAGCAATTAATCATGAATGGATTTGAGTTTTTATTAAAAAATACTAAGGTCAATTTTATTATACCATGTTCAGTTGGTAATCATGGCAGGAATACAAAGAAAATGCACATTTCGACCAGTTCTGCGACCAATTATGAATACATGATGTATTCGGATTTAAAGGATTTATTTAGAAACGAGAAACGAATGACATTCCATATGCCAGAGTCAGACGATTGCTATGTTAAAGTTCTGGGCAAAACGATTAGGTTCTTTCATGGCGAGGCGGTTAAATATGGGGGCGGCATTGGCGGGTTGACAATTCCTTTGATTAAATATTTATTAAGAAAAGATGAACAAAGAAAAGCCGATTTTACTTGTTTAGGCCATTTTCATCAATTATTTTACCCGACAACCAGTTGTTGCGTCAATGGGTCATTGATTGGATTGTCGCCATATGGCCACAAGGCAGGATTCAAACCAGAAAAGCCCGCACAAGCGTTCACATTATTAGACGAAAAGAGAGGTATTTCAGTTAAAATTCCGATATTTGCAGAATGAGCGACAAACCAGAAAACCAGAACATTGATGAGGACATCGAAGACATGTCAGATGAGGACATATACAAAGAATTATATTTCCTAAAGGAGTTTTTATGGGAAATTGAGGAAAACACATTATTGTATTTTCCAAATAAAAAAGTTGAATGGCAGACTGAGGTCATTAAGTTAATTGACCAGAGGTTAAAATGGTTAAATTTTGAGGATGAACAAGAGTAAGATTTTAGAAAGCATTGAAAAGGAAATAAATCAATTAGAGGAAATAATAAAAAAAAGAAAAAAGAAATATAATGAGGTTAAGCATAGTAATATTGGCAATCATTTTGACCAGTTGTGGAGTCAAGAAACAATCGACAAGCGTTGAGACCCAGACAAAGAGCGAGGTTAAGATTGAGACGCAAACAAAGGTTACAGAAGTTGCTAACGATTCGTCTGTTGTTGTTATATTGGAGACTATTGACTATCAAGTTTGCATCGACACGATGGGGAAAATTCAATCAGCGCCAAAGAAGTTAACCAGACAAATAATTCACAAGCGAAAATCAGCCGTTGTGAGACACGAAGAGGTTAAGACTAAACAAGTAGCAGTTGAGCAAAAGAAAGTCGAGCAGAAGTCAAAAGAAGTGGTTAAGGAGAGCGGAGTTTGGTCTCTCTGGTTGTTTGGTTTAATTATATTACTTGCTTTTATTATTTATATTGTAGCAAAAATGAAAGTTTTTTAGTTTTAGGTTCATAGTTTGGAAGCCGTACAGAAATGTGCGGCTTTTTTTTGCCCTAAAAAGTGGCTTTAAATAGTTAAAATCACAGATTATAAAAAAAAGATTAAAAAAAAATAAAAAATGTTTTGTTTTTTAAAAAGTTAAAACGATATTTGAATATCAAATCAAACGAAAACTATTAAAAACTAAAATCATGAACAGATTAAAAACTAAACACTCGGATTACACAGACGCACAATTTAAAGAGACATTGTTAGGCTTTGCAACTTTGATTATTGGATTCGTTTCATTTATGGGTTTCTTATTTTATTATTTAGGATAATGGGAGCAGTTAAAACGGCGATGACATTGGCAAGTTTGCCAGTGAATTCAGAATGCGAAATATCAGATATTATCATGAACGGCTCAACTTACATTATTAGTGGTTATTATACAACCAACGAAAATGAGGAGCAAAGCTATTTGGTAATCACAGAAAAGGAACTGGACAAATACTTATCGGAATACTATTCTATTGAAGAGGTTAAATCAAATATCAAAAATGGAAAGTATATTATTATGACAGATGGCGAGGGCGAGAATGCAACGTTTATTCCATTCGACCAGTTTATTGATGAGAACAAATACGAATTATTTTATAATCTAATTAAAAGCGAAAGTGGTAAATTTTAAACTAAAAGGGAAAATCGAAGCCAAAGAAAATGGAGTCGATTATATGATAAAGCAATTCAATTCGGAAATTATGGTTTATGCTTTTGAGGGCAAAGACTTGTCAGTTGAAAATAAGTTTATCGAATTAAGGGATGCAATGAAATACGTCCGAGAGCATGCCAGAAAAAAAGCGGGCGAAATATCTAAAACTTACAACCAGACAATCATTGGTAAATTAAAACTGGGTGAAGACTATTCAGTCCCAGAAGCTGAAATTAAAAACCAACGCTCTCTGGTTTCTTATTACAGAAAGACCAGAAATAGAGACTACATGTTTGACGTTTTTTATAATAGTGGTAAATTTTTTAAAATAACGAGAATAAAATGATAGCATCACACATCGAGGCATTTGGCCAAGTATTAAGCAAACAAGGTTTTGTATTAATAGAACGAATTGAAGAGCCATTTATGGCACATTTTATTAAAGATGAGTTCGAAATAAAGTTGAACTGGGAGACATTCACATTGCCTAATTGTTACGCTCCGCTTTATTACCCAGACTCAGAAGACCAAGCAATGACATTGCTTGCATGTCATGGAATCATTAAATTACCCAGAGACTACAAAAGCGACTCAGAAAAATTAAATTTAATCGTTAAATGTGGCTCATTAGTTAATCAAAGTTTAATCAATCAAATAATAAAATCATGAAGTTAATCCATACCTATCCACACAGACAAGAAGAGGACGGATGTCCAAAGACAGAAGTTGTTTTCGTTCAATCGACAACTGGCACAAAGCCAGAGGATGCAAATATTAGTTTAGAACGTTGGGGCAAACACATTCGAGCGCAATTGGGAATCACAGAAAAGAAAGTCATCAATCTGGAGTTGCGAGACAATTATGAATTGTTTAAAAATATCCGTTAAAAAATTTGATTAAATACTTTAAATGTTTAAATTTACAAATCAATTAAAACAAACTAAAAATGACAGAACTAATCAAAATTCAGGCAGAATTAAAAGCGCCAAAAAATCAATTTAACGCATTTGGAAAATACAAGTATCGCAACTGCGAAGATATACTTGAAGCGTTAAAACCATTTCTTTTGAAATACGAATGTATGTTGACTATTTCAGACCAAATCAAAGAGGCGGGCGGATTAATTTATTGCGAGTCAAGCGTCCAATTAACATTGCCAAATGGAATCGTTGTAACGACAACTGGATGCGCAGGTATTGACCCAAACCGCAAAGGCATGGACATTTCGCAGTCGTTTGGCTCGTCATCGAGTTACGCTCGAAAATTTGCGCTTGGGGGTATGTTTGCTCTGGACGATACAAAGGATAGCGACACAACAAACACACATGGCAAAGCGCCAGAGGCAAAGACTAAAAAAATTGCATTGGTTAAAGATTCGGCGGCATGGAAACAGATTGTCGAAAAATTGGCTAAAAACGAAATCACAATTGCAGACGTTGAGGCTAAATGCGAGTTGACAAACGGCCAAAGAGAAATGTTAATGGACGAAGCTATATGAGACAATTTAAAATAAGATGCTCACAGATTTCAAAAATCATGGGCAAAGCTAAAAAAGACGGCGAGTTGAGCGCCACATGCAAAACCTATTTGCATGAATGGTATGCCGATGACCATGAGGAATTACATTCTAAATACACTGAGAAAGGCAAGGCTGTTGAGGCCGATGCCATCCAGTTTATGGCGGAGCAACTTGGTTTCCCATTTGCTGAAAAGAACATTGACATATTTAACAATGATTATATTATCGGAGAGCCAGATGTGTTGCCGACAGAAGATATTTGCGTTGACATAAAATGTCCATTTAACCGAAAAACTTTTCTTGACAATGTATCTGGAATAAATGACGATTATGAATGGCAAGGTCGTGGATATTTAGCCGTTACTGGGCGCAAGCAATTTGTTCTATTCTATGCGCTTATGAACACGCCTGCGGATGTTAACTATGGCAGAGAGGTTAAATATGACCATTTGCCAGTTGAGCAACGTTGGCTCGCTTATTCGATTGAGCATTCAGATGAAATCATTGAGCAGGTTTATGCTAAAGTCATCCAGTGCAGAGAATATCTGGCACAATATCACGAACAAGTAACTAATAAAATCGGTAAAATAAACTAAAAAGCTATGGAATTAGATAAAAAAGACGAATTAATCAAAGCGCAAAAAGAATTAATCGCAAAACAAGACGAATTGATTGCAGTTCATAAGCAAACTGAATTAATATTGCACAAATTAATAGATAATTTAGAAAGGGAATTAAAATTTTATTCTTTAGTGTATGGAAGTTCACATCAAAATTAGAAACAGACGCATTGAACTCGGCTATAATTCAGCCGAGCAATTTGCTTTCGACAACAAATTAAATCGCAGCACTTATCAAAGAGTTGAACAAGGTAAAAATATGACTCTGGACACATTGGTTAAGGTTGCGCAGGCTTTAAAAATTGAATTAAAGGATTTATTATGAGAAAATTTACAGATTTTTTAATCGAATTATTGATATTGTGTTCGTTATTGTTTTGTTTTTTTGTTTTTATTCCTATGGTTGTCTCATTAATCCTGCATTTTATATCATGAAAGCAAAATATATTGGTAAAATTGAGGACGGACGTCTGAGGATTTTAAATAAAAGCATGTTTGATGCTCACATTGAGTCATTAAACGGCAAAGAAGTTTCAATTGTTCTGGATAGGAATACAAAAAAACGTTCAAACAACCAGAATGCTTATTATCATGGCGTTGTTTTGCCAATAGTTAAAGCGGGATTAATTGACGCAGGCTTTGAAAATTACAGAAACAATGAGCAGGTGCATGATTTATTAAAGTTTAGGTTTCTAAAAACAAATGAGGCTAATGTAAATGGCGAATTTATAGAAAGAATCAAATCGACCAGTGAATTATCGACCAGTCAGTTTATGGATTTCATTGCAGAGGTGCAGAAATGGGCAACAGAATTTTTAAACGTATATATTCCAGAACCAAACGAAAATTTAGAACTATTATGATAGCAAATTTTGAGGAATTAACCTACCAAATCACAGAAAATGAAAAGCGATGCGCTAAATTCATTGAGGCAGTATTAAGAAAATACAATAAATTTTATACTAACAAGCAATTGAGAAAGCTAATTTTTGAACGCTCTGGCAATGAGCCAGAGTTTGAATTAGCTGACTCCAGAATTCGAGTGATAATGAACTATTTGAGACGCACAACCGCTCCAAACATTATCGCATCGTCTAACGGCTACAAAATAACCGAAGACATTGATGAACTCAATAAGTATTTAGAGTCATTATATGACCGCATTGACGCAATTAAAGTAATCGCAGACCAAACATCATTTTATGTCAAGCAATATGGAACGCAACGCTAATATAATCGAGTTTTTAATTGGCGGCAATAATAGTGTTAAAATCACTGCGGCAAAATTTAAAGTGCAAAAGTCTTTTGTTATTCGTTTAACGACTTATTATTTTGGGATGGGAAACAAAGCGCTCATTTCGGTTAAGCATGATGACGTTGACCAGTCAGTTTATTTAAAAAAATACGAGGCCAGAAACCTTGTTATTTGTAATTTGTAAAATTTATAATATATTTGGGCATGAAAATAGAAACATCGAAGTTAATTAGCTTTAGCGAGTATGCTAAAAAGAATAATAAAACAACCCAGTGGTCATATCACATGGCTAAGACTGGCAAAGTAAAAGTTTTAAAAATATCTGGGATTAATTTTATTTTATTGGAATAAATAACGATATTTGAGTTCTGAATTTTTATATTTTTAGCGGGATATAAAAATTTGATTATTTTAATTAATCGCCCTGAAGATTTCCGCTAAAATCCGATGGGCGTTTTTTTTTACAATGAGTATCGGTTGGATTAAAGTTCACAGAAAATTAAAGGAGCATTGGATATGGTCAGACCCTATTAAGTTCCAGTGGTGGTTAATTATGCTTTTAGAGGTTAACCATAAACCAAACAAAATCAATCTGGGTTTTTCCCTTTATGAAGTCAAAAGAGGCCAATCCGCAAAGAGTTTGCGTACATGGTCTGACTTATTTAATAGTAATACAAAATCTGTTTCTTTGTTTTTTTCTATGCTTGAAAAAGATGGCATGATTACGAAAGAAATAATTGGAAAAGGGAAACAAAGCACAACCCTTATAAACATTACAAAATATGAGTGTTATCAGGGTAATGATGAAACGCAAGAGACTACGCAAGAGACTACGCAAGAGAAACGCAATCGACTACGCGACAGGGATACAAACAATAATGATAAGAATATTAATAATGATAATAATGTAAAGAAGAGTTCCAATTCTAACGAATTGAATTCCCCTAAAAAACATTCATTTGAAAACTCTATTTATTTTGACAAAAAAAAATTTAAAGAGGAGTTCCCAGAATGGGAGCGAGAAAAACTCGCCAAGTATTATGAATCAGCTTTGCTATATTCGCAATCCAAAGGAGTTAAATATTTAAACTGGGCGGCAGCCATTAAAAACTGGGAAAAAAGAGACAATCAAAATACTAAAAATGGAAAATCAGAATTTGAAAAAAACAGAATTGCAGTCGAGCAACGCATTAAGCAAGCCGACCAGTACATCGCCAAAGTTATTTTTGGGGACAATCAAAGAATTGATAATAGCCAGTCCGACTCCATTGGCATTGATTAGAAAAGAGCAGGGCGATGGTTTCGTCTCAAAAGTAATTGAGCGCACAATTGATGGTTTAATCGTCTCTTTGAATGTTTCTAAGAACATGAACGAACACCAGATAGCTGAAGCGGCGCAAATGATTTATTCGGAATATTACTATTGGTCTATTCAACACATTGTCATGGCGTTTAACAATTTTAAAATGGGTAAATATCCAGAAATTGAGTTATTTCATTCTTTTGACGTTACAACTATTTTTAAAATTTTACATAAATTTGACGCAGATTTAAAAAAGGCAAAGGAGCAAGTTGAGTCAGAGGCCATTCAAGAAAAATATAAACAATGGGAGCAAAGCTATCTGGACAATAAACCATCGGACGAAATAATTGAGCAAGTTAAAGCATTAACAAACAAAATAATGGATAAAAAAGAATATAAGAAAGCACCAGAGCCGAAAGAATGGTCGAGAACACGTGAATTACTGGCTGAGTTTGACGAACTATGGCGAAGTGAACCAAGTAGTGGTGCGGTGCGAGTTATTAGCGTAGAGGGGCGCAAATTGACTAAGTCTGAATATTTAGCTTATAGAGTTAACCAGATAAATGAGCAATTCTAAATATTACGAATTGATTTGCCAGATAGGCCATCAAATCAAACACATTAAAATAATGGCAAACCATGACGACTGGGAGCAATACGATAGACGGATTAAACGAGAGTTGTTTGGCAAAGGTAAAGATTTGCCGTTTAAGGTTTTAAATAGTAAAATAATAAAGGAAAATATAGGTTTATGAGTATAATTTTTGTAATTTTAGCAGCGATGTGCAACGCTTTAATGGACACATTGTCAACCAGATATGATGTTTCCATATTTAGAAACTTTAAAAATGAGCAGTTCTGGGATTGGCGAATCAGTTGGAAAAATAAATGGCAAGGTGGAAACATTTGCAACGGCGAAAAGTTCTGGCAATCGAGCAGATTTTTAGTCTGGACAACGGACGGATGGCATTTGGCTAAAGCATTAATGCTTGCTTTTATATCTTTGGCCATTGTTATGTACGTTCCAATGTACGGAATATTGGACGCACTAATTTTTTGCGTTATTTGGGGAATTGTTTTTGAATATTCATATAATAAACTTTTTAAAGCATGAGCGACATCAATCCAGATTACTACAAAAAAGGAAACAAGCAAGTATTTGAAATGATGCTCGACATCTGGGGCGTTGAAAAATACATTGCATTTTGTGAAATGAATGCTTTTAAATACCGAATGCGTTTGGGAGATAAACCTGAACAACCAATTGAGCGTGATTTACAAAAAGCTAAATGGTATGAAAACATGGCAAAACAATTAAAGAAAAAATAAAATGAAACCAAAAGAAAAAGCACAAGAATTATTAAATAGTTTTTACCAACCACTTGGATATTTAAAATGTGGAGTAAATAATACTATAATGTGGGAACACGCAAAACAATGTGCATTAATAGCAGTAGATGAAATAATAGATGCAATAATTGGAACATATGATTTTGATATAATAAATGAGTATTGGCAAGAAGTTAAACAAGAAATAGAAAACCTTTAAACAACAAACAAATAGATGAAATTTAAATTAAACAAATTATATAACTTAAACAACAAACAAAATGGAATTAAAAACATTTAACACTAAAAGTAATGGCACAAATCTTATGACAAATCCATTATTAGAACAAAATATTGTTTTTTTAAAAAACAATGGGACAAAAGAA